GATTAGAGCTTCTAAGCACTACGGCTCAGAGGAGCAAATTCGGGAGCACCTCTCCGAAGAAATTAATAGCAATGTTGAACACTTTATCAGGACCGGATCGAAGATTGGCTATTGCCTTGGATCCGAAGTTACTCTTAGCAAGTATGGATTGCACATCCCAAGGGAAACGTTAGAGCGATGGTTAGCTCTGAGTGCCATTCCTTTTTAGTTGTGGATAACCCTCGTTACGAACGGCTGGTGTGGGCCCCCAGACCAGTCGCTACATTCTCATTATCTGAACAGATTAATGACGAAACCTTTGACTATGTCAGACCTGACGACCCCTCTTTATGGAACCTTTTGAACGGAGTGGAAAAATGGCGTCAATGAAACAAGCTGGGCGCCCAGATAGGGCCCCAAAGCGCAATTACCCTTCCCCCCAACGGGGAAATCCCCCGTTGCGGCGTCCTATTAGGACAAAGCCGTTAACGGCGGCTCCCAAGGTACGTCACCGCGGGATTGAATGGCTATTCAAGCCGTTAAAATTCGCCAATCCGGCGATTAAGTTAGCGGAAATATTTTTATTACCGCGACCGCTGGGAAACGGTGAGCGCATGACAATGCCGAACTACGATCCATCCAATATCGAAGATTTAGAATGGATTCCAGCGCAAGTAGGTGAAGCACCTATCAGGATTCCTCGGCAGTTCGAGGACGCTATTCCTCTATTGAAGAACCCACAGTTAGTGCCGGTTGAGCCGGAGGTGTGGAAACCTGGATATATTGGCGGCCCTCCTATTAGGGATAATGCCGCCCCTACCCCTCCCAATGTAAATACTAGATCAGCTTTTGACGTTCTGGACGTTTATAAACGCTCCACGGCTCAAATTCAGCAAGAATATATCTGGCTGCAAGATAGAAGTAATATTTGGAATCGAAATATTTTAAACACGGCTCTGTCCCCCGGACCTATGCCGGCTACGCCTTCATATGATAATTCATTGCCATGGCATCTATGGGCACCGAATCAACATGACTATTGGTCATATGTTTTTGTTAGTGAGTATGTGTGGACTGGTAATGGTTTTGAAACCGTTTATTCTTATCAATGGCAATTTGACAATTTGAGTTATCAACTAGCTTTGACTCAACACCAAATAGATTTGAATTTATTTCAACAACAACAGAGAATTTATAACGATCAGCTCCAAGCGGAGTATCAAGCCGCTTTGGACGAGTATTATGCTACTCAAGAAACTATTATTACTGTTAAGCGTAACAGTACTACTCAAGAATTTGTCATCGAACCGGAGGCACGCAAGCGCGCTGCCGAAGATCGTCGATACAATTTGAATACGAAACAGTATTCAGATCAGAAAGCTTATGGTCGAACCTATAATGATGCTCTCAGGATAATTAATAAAACTTTTGGTAAACTCTCTGAGCATTACGACTTTGCAATGGCGTTTTGGAACAATTTAGAGTTTGCAGATGGAACTTCTCCCTACAATCGTACATTCCGCGGAGCTATGGCCGCATATGCCCGCGGTGAAGTTAGGCTTAACACTCTTGGGTTTTTATCTGATGTCTTTGCTAATGAGGCCATCGATACTATTATTGGCTCTGTTAGCCAGCGCAAGCGGACTGCTTATCGGACTATGGGTTTGTTTCCGACTCTTTTGAGCGGATTTTCAATGACTCCTAATATTCAGTTTGAACCACAAACGTATGCCTACAAGTCCAAATCCTTCAAAGAAGCGTTTGGCAGGCAATTAAACCCCGTGGGTTACATGTCAAAATGGGATTATCAGTCTACTCCAGACTATTTGACTATGTCGAATTGGGGAAAGTCTCGAGTCGATAGCTTATTAAGCGGTATTCAATCTCTTCCCAGAGTGCGTGTAAGGGCCCCTACACTGCGTGTAAGCGATCTTACTAGGGCTGAAGACCCTCTATTCATAACGGCCCGTAGAGCGGGCTTAATCAAGCCTCTTGACATGCCTAGATCTGCCTACTACCCTAGCCATACGCAATAACGCGTTGGTAGCAAGTATCAATTACATATTATATATTATGCGCCAAATTCGGTGTAAGTAGTTGATACCATTAGGAAAAGGAAAATGGGTCAATGGCATTTTATCGTCGTCGCTCGTACAATCGCAATTATTCTTCTCGTCGGACTTCTTATCGTAGTTATGGCGGGATGTCAGCTACGAAACGAGCCACCGAAGCTGCTTTCAAGCGCGGACTCAAATCAGGAATGCGCAAACGGGGATCAAACAGTCGTCGTGCGTACTTTTATCGTTAATCCGAACAATCTTTCTGAGAAAGAAAAGTCGGATTTTCTCTCATGGTTAAATCGAACAGGCCGCTTAAATTAATCTCCTCCCTGAGCGGCTTACTAGGGGGGGTAGTGTCCCCTACCCCCCATTTTTATTAAAGGAAAATAAAATGGCTAATCTCCGCAGACAAATGAGAAAACCTCGCTTTGTTATTGCTAACAAAGGTAAATTTGGTCGTCTTGTACCATTTCATGCAGAATATGTTTTTGCAGGTGAAACAATGAAGAAGCTTAAAGCTTCTATGAACTTCATGTCTAAGCCTATTGCATTGGCGCAATCTGGTGCGACAATCGATATTTGGTATTATTATGTGCCTATGCCAATTATTTGGTCTGACTTCCCTACATGGGTAATGGGTGACTCAACTCTTAACCCTCCTTCTACAAATTACGCAAGTGGTCGTACTTTGTTTGGTGTTACTGCTGCTGGGGATGATGCCGCTCTCGGTGTAGCTTCTCATGATCACTTTTTGCATGAAGCCTATGTTAAAATTGCTAATCATTATTTTCGTGATGATGAAAATCAAATCACTACTGCTGCGTCTGCAGTGGCTCTCCCTATTGTTGATCAGTCTGCAGAGACGACAGGTGATGCGGATTTAGAACTTGAAGATGAAACTATCGATGTTTCTGGTGGTTCCCTTTCACTGAAAGAACTTGAACGTAAAAGGGCTAACTTGCGCTATGAGCGTAGAGTTGAAATGCAAGATGGCAAGTATGTTAATTGGTTAAAAAACCAAGGTGTTAATGCTAATGAGCAATTATCGGAAATTCCTGAATTTTTAGGTCATTATCGGCGTTTTGTTCGGCCTTCTAGGACTGTTTCTCAGTCTACAGGTTTTACTGTCCAACATTATGGCCATGATTGTTCTATGGAATTAACTAAAAGACGTTACTTCCAAGAATCTGGCATGATTATCGGTGTCGCGGCTGTACGTCCTAAAATTCATCTTACTGGCGGTTATAACCCTATGGGTGTCGTTTGGCAAAGTCCTGAGCGTTTTCCTCATGTAGGACAACTAGCTGAGCACAAGAGAGTTATGGCAACTGATGGTTCAAATTATGGTGGTTATGAAAATGAGGCAGACGGTAATCCCCATACATACATGACTATTGATGCTTCGTTGTTTAAGGGAAGGCACGAAGCTTATAATACTGATTCAGCCTATGTGAAAACTCATAACCCTGGTTCTGATGCTGATGCAATGTATCCCACAGCAGCATGGGATGGCGTTCTCGAAACTACGAGCAACGACCATTTCCATATGGACGGTGTTATGTCGACGTCTTTGGTCACACCGTTACAAAAGCTTTTACCAGCTTAGCGAGCGAGACTTCATGTATCGAGCGAGCGGGGGTTAACCCCGCCGCTTAGCCAACAAAGTTGGCGTCTTGATCTTAAAGCATAAGTGACACCAATCATGATTATAGGAGATACATCATGGGCAAGCCATGGGGCGTTACACGTCCACTGGGTTACTTCAGCACAATCGGTGCTCAATACACTGCAGGAGTATTAGAAAGAAATAAGGCGGTAGAAAGAAAATGCACGAGTCCGTCGTATGTTGGTAGCATCTCAGAAAAAGGGCAAAGCCTTCCTACCATCCCCCTTCAAGCAGTTCGATGTAGAAAATGCAAGGGATGTTTAAAAGCCAGAGAAGCTCAATGGTCATACCGAGCAGGTGTAGAATACCTTATTTCAGAAAGAACTTGGTGGCTTACACTCACTTATGCTGGTTCGAAAGAACCGACCTATGATGATGTTAAGTTGTTTTTTAAAAAACTAAGAAAGAAACATGAGTTTAGATATGTTATCTCAGAAGAACGTGGAACAGACACAGAACGACTACACTGGCATATCCTTGTTCACTGTAGCAATACGCTTACAAGGCGAGAAATCGAACGTTGTTGGAACAATGGATTCGTTAACGCACGGCTGGCTAGACACGCTGGTCTCGGACGCTATTTGGCAAAGTATCTTGCAAAACAGTCAAGGATTAGAGCTTCTAAGCACTACGGCTCAGAGGAGCAAATTCGGGAGCACCTCTCCGAAGAAATTAATAGCAATGTTGAACACTTTATCAGGACCGGATCGAAGATTGGCTATTGCCTTGGATCCGAAATTACTCTTAGCAAGTATGGATTGCATATCCCAAGGGAAACGTTAGAGCGATGGTTAGCTCTGAGTGCCATACCTTTTTAGTTGTGTATAACCCTCGTTACGAACGGCTGGTGTGGGCCCCCAGACCAGTCGCTACATTCTCATTATCTGAACAGATTAATGACGAAACCTTTGACTATGTCAGACTTGACGACCCCTCTTTATGGAACCTTTTGAACGGAGTGGAAAAATGGCGTCAATGAAACAAGCTGGGCGCCCAGATAGGGCCCCAAAGCGCAATTACCCTTCTCCCCAACGGGGAAATCCCCCGTTGCGGCGTCCTATAAGGACAAAGCCGTTAAC